CGTGGTAAGTCTATTGGTGAAACAGTAGATTTGCAGTTACGTCATCCTACAGGGCTAAACACTAAAGGTGAAGCGTGTGACCATGTAACTAAGTTTGCATTCAACATTATGGAAGTTGAAGTTCAAAAGACTATTAGTCATACAGATAAAATTATAATTGATGAGGCTACAGGTTTGGGTATTAAACTAAAATATCCAACAGCAAATTTTACTGACATTGATACTGACAACTTAAGTCAATTAGATGTTGCAGTTGAAATGCTAATTGAATGTATAGATTACATTTATGATAAAAATGAAGTATACAAGAAAGAAGATTCTACGAAAAAAGAGATAAGCGAATTTATTGACAGTCTTTCTCAAGACCAGTTTAAAAATGTAATGAATTTCTTTGAAACAATGCCAAAACTAAAGCACACTATCAAATGGAAGTGTACTGGTTGTGGATGTGAAGATGAAGTTACATTGGAGGGAATGGGAAATTTTTTCGCATTGTGATGGGGCACGATAGTTTAATAAACTATTATAAAACTAATTTTGCTCTAATGCAACATCATAAATACAGTTTGGATGATTTGGAAAATATGATTCCTTTTGAGCGTGATATTTACATAATGTTATTAAGTCAGCATATAGAAGAAGAAAATGACAGAATACAACAGCAAAATCAAGCGCAAAGAAGGGGTTAATATTAATGTCTACAAAAAAAGAATATGAAAAACTGAGTGATAGTGAAAAGAAAAAAGAAGATTGGATGAACGCCAAATGGCGTCCAATGATGGGTTGGATTTATATGCTAACCTGTGTGACTGACTTCATTATTTTTCCTGTGTTATGGTCTATACTACAAGCCTCTCTGAAACAACCTGTGACCGCATGGCAACCAATCACTTTGCAGGGCGCAGGTTTATTCCACCTCTCTATGGGTGCTATTATTGGTGTTGCGGCTTTCGGACGTACACAAGAAAAACTAGCAGGAGCAAACAATGGCGGAATGCAACCCTTGGGACAAAGCGTCACAACAACATATGGCTCTCCGTCAGCAGGCGGATTCGGAGCATCCAATAGTTTTGGTTCATCAACCTCAAATAGCTTTGGTAGCAATTCAGGATTTGGAGCGTCAACGTCTAGCTTTGGCGCAACATCAAAACCAGCAACTGGAAAATCAGCGAGATTCGCAGAAGCAGACCCAGACTCTGTGTTTGACAGAGGATAATTAAAATGGTAGCCCCACTAGGAATACTTGCAGGTCTTGGACGAACTGCCGCAAGTGCCGCGGCTGGCACTACAGCCCGAGTAGGATATAGAGCCGCATTAGGACAAACACTTAAAGATTCTGCTAAAGGTATAGTTAGCGGTTTTGGATCTGGTCTCAAAGGTGCAATGCTTTCTGAGGTGCCGTTATTGACTGCTGGCTATGGCGCACTTTCATCGTTACGTAAAGATGCAAACCAGCCAGTCACAGATATGCCCGGCGGATCTTCAACAAAATCTTCAATCACAGGAAATCCATTTGCACAAATGATTCAACAGTTGGCACAGATTAATGCCAATACTACTTTTTCAGCACGGGCTGATAGAGTATCTGTCCAAGCTGAAAAATATAGACAGACGTTTGCAGAAGAAGAAACTAGAGAACGAGCGCAACAAAACAAAGCACTCATTGATGCAATTAAAAATTCGGGGCTTGGTGGTGGAGGTAGAGGTGGAAGTGGTGAAGCAGTTGCCCAAGAAGAAGGTGATGGTTTCTTTGTTAGTTTGTTAAAAGGTTTGTTAAAAGGAGTTCTTTTAGGCGGGCCCGCCCTCTTTAAATTTCTTTCGGGAAATCCTCGTACTGCTGGTTCTCTTGCTCTTGGCACTGGCGCAGGTGCGGCTGCCGCGGCCGCAAATCGTGGACCAAGTAGTGCTCCTCAAACTCAAGGCACAGCAGGATCAACACAGGCAGGCACTATGGGTGCTTACAAGAGTCGTGCGCCAACAGAAAGCACATCACCTGTTGGTCAACCAACTACTTCTGGTGGAAACGAAACTTCAAGTTTGAAGTGGAGAGTTCCGTTAAGAGATTCATATACCGTAACTAGTGAACATGACGAACAAAGAGGACCACCAAAATATAAACAGAATTATACACACAAAGGTGTTGATCTAGCGTTATATTATGGTGCGCCAGTTGTGGCTGCCGCAGATGGTCTGATTACTGTAAATAGTCATAATGATAGGACAGGCAATTTCGTGATGATGGATCACGGAAACGGATACACAACATTATACGCACATTTGCACATGTCGCATTCTATGCCCGGAACGAAAGTGACAGCAGGAACTGTAATTGGATATGTTGGAACATCTGGTCATTCTTCTGGTCCACATTTACACTTCGAGATTCGTTTAAATGGTGTATCAAAAAACCCTAGAGACTTTATTCAACTAGGAAAAAAAGCAAAATTAACTAAAGTAGATCGTGAAGCTGAAACACCAAAACCTGGTAACGCAGATTCTGGAGAAGTTGGTGCCAAAGGTTCTGCTTTACAAGCAAAAAAAGTTTCTATAACTCCAAGTTCATCATCGACTCCGTTGATTGAAATGGGTGATGGTCGTGTAGCCGAAGCCTATGCTAGTGCAGGAGTAAACAATCCAACACTTCTCACTTCAGCCCAAGTGGACGCTGAAATAAGAAGAGCAAGTGGCCAAGGATATTTCACACAAAGAGAAAAAGAAGCAAATAATCAAAGAGTTCTAAAAGAACTAAGCGGTATCAAAGAAAATACTCGCATTACTGCTAAAGAAGTTAAGATTAATAGAATTACAATGTCTGGCGGCAAATTTAAATCGCCTGAACTATTACTCAGAGAAGCAAATAAACAATTTAGAGATTCTTTACAAAAACAACTAACAAGAACAATCTCTGGTTCGTTGATGAAAGCATTGTATCCAGGCGGATATAAAAATGTAAGTCAACAAACAGCATCCGGGCAAATGTACAGAGGTGAACAACTCAACAAGATGTTGGGTCTGACACCACAACTTACTAAACTCGGAACATCAATATTCGGTAAGCAATACGGTCCTGCATTCGGACAAATCTTCAGCAAAGCCGCAACTGGTTACATGGAAGTTGGTGCTAGGTCTGTAGCAAAAGGTATCTTTGGTTCACTCGGTATGAATACCGACCAAGCAAATATTCTTGGTGGGCAGATTTTAGGCAATCTCGCTAAAGGAACTAAAGCAGGCAAAGTAACTGCACTTGAACAAATAATATACGGCATGAGTGGAGGAAAAGTTGCGCTTGGTGCAGAAACTATATTTGCAAAATATGGATTTGCATCACCTGCAGACGGCATTGGATACATGGCGAATGTGTTGGGTGCTGGTATCATGGGCCCAATTGATAGTGCGTTAGGAACTACACCATCTAGTATGGGTAACATGGACCCACGAATGAGACAGATGGGTGCGTTCGGTGGTTATGGTGGTCAGTACGGAGGCATGCCTGGTGGCGGTAGCATAGGAAACTTAAATCTTGGTGATGCACAAAGGGCACTTGCCGCTAATCCAGCATTTGCATATGGTGACACAGGTAGACTTTCAACCACAACCACTAGTCCTGAAGCTAAATTATTAGTTGAGCAAATAAATCTTGCAAAAGATAGGGAAATGCAAGCGAAAAAAGATTTCTTGGAGGCAAGCAAATCAGATGATGAGAGAGCGGCACTACAACGAGTAATTAGTGACTCGCAATACGAACAACAAGTAAGAACTAATGAATTGCTTTCGCAACGTGGGTCAGGAAGTGGATCGTCTGCTGGTGGATTCTTTAATCAACTACTTGGTGTTAAGCCTGGCGATAAAGGAATGATGGGTGCTTTTGCCGAAGTTGGTAATATGGCGCTTGATTTTGGTAAAGCGGCTCTCACACAAAAAGTTGTTCAAAAATTAGGTATTAAAAATCCTTACATGCAACTGCTTGCGAGTGCGGCAGTTAATAAAGGATTATCAATCGGTGGTGAATATGCATTCAATGCAATTAAAGGAACCGAAGCGGGTAGTAGCATTATCAATTACGGCAGTACACTTTTAGCTGGTGCTAAAACAGCGTTTCCAAGTATATTTGGTGCATCAGCCGCACCAACAGCGGCCAGCATTGCATCTGGAAATGCATTAGCACTTGGAGTTGCACCGGGCACTTTGGCCGCATCGTCAGCGGCCGCACCTGCGGCTATAGCGGCAGAAACAGCACTAGCAGGCACGGCTGCCGCAGGGACGACAGCCGCGGTTGTTGGCCAGAGTGCGGCCGTTACCGAAGCAGTTCTTCTAGCAGACACATTGGGTGGATCGGCAGCGGCGGCATCAGCGGCGGGTGGTACTTTAGGTAGTACTCTACTAGCGGCGGCACCATATCTTCTTGCGGCCGCGGTAATATATAAACTGTTTAAGAGAAAGAAACGAACTCCTAAACCAGTAATGTCAAGAATAATGCGTGTTTTAGACAATAATGATATCAACGCTAAGACATTTTCAAACTTAGACGTTGGCTACGATACTCCGCCAAAAGAATGGCAACCGATTGCTGATGCTTTACTCAACGTTGGGTTTAATGCAACAAAGAGTGCTGAAGTAGAAACAAAAGAAAAATCTTCATATGAATTTATTATGGTCACTATTGAAAATGATGGCATAAAATTCCACGCAGACTCTGGTGATCCGAAAAACTCACAAAGTTTTATTGGGTTGGGTAAACTGGATAACACATTTAATAGTTCTACAGCCGCAACATCTATTATAAAGTTTGTTGCAGATATATTTAAACGTGACTATGCAAACAAATCAGCACAAGTTGATAAAGCCGTAACTGATTTACACAAACTCACATATGCACAAGTTGGCAATGAGTTAACGTCATCATTAAAATCTAAAATTGACACTTCGGTTTCTTCTGGTGTATTTGGTACTGTAGAACAAGACAAGATGTTGGCTGATTATAAATTTAATACAAAGATGGCCGAACAGTACATTCAAGGTGAAAGTTCATCGGACTACATCGCCCCTCAAGTGTATAGTCAAAAAGAAGGTAAATATGTTGAAGCACCATTTACTATGGTAGATCAGCTAGGTGATGATGGATTTGGAAATGTTAACACTTACAAAGTAAAAAAATACGATACTGACGTATTGATGTTAGACAAAGATGGTAATCCAATATATGACGTAGACAAGAGTGGTGGGCTTACTATGGCAGACTTTGTGACACCCGCAAAATCAACAGTATCTGCAACTGTTATTGCTAGTTCTGCTGAAGTCGCAGGTGCTTCAGCAAGCAAAGGTGTGACTGTTAATACTGTATCAGACAATAGTTCAACAACTACAGATCAATCTCAAAATATAACTTATACAAGTATGTTGTCTTCATCTAGAAATGCTATTACTGACTCAAGTGTGAATGCTGAAATAGCTATAGCTTAATGAAAAAAGGGGAAGCATTTTACTGCTTCCCCGTCAAGTCACAAAGGAGATTACGAAATATTAATCTTCAGCCAACTTCTCAAAATAACTTAAGTCTTCATCGTCATCAACAACTGAGTCTGCAACTGTAGTTTTCTTAGCAGGTGCTGGCGCTGGTTTAGCTGAAGCAGTAACTGGTACGTTAGGTTTAATAGACTGATAGTTATCACCAGAAGAACCATCTTCAAGCCCAAGCACTTTGTTCAAACGTGCTTTCAACTCATCATAAGACTTAAAGTTCTTTTCATCTAAGAATTCAGACAAGTTGTACTCTTGTTTCCAAATACGCTCTAAATCATCTTCATCACCAGACAATGGTCCTGGAGTGTCAAACTCAGACTTATCATAATTCTGATAGCCTTCAACTTTACGAATCTTCAACTTGAAGTTCGCACCTTCCCAGAGATCAAATGGATTGACAGCAGTCTCATCTTCAAACTCGGGATTCATCTTTTCATTTAACTTGTCAAAAATCTTCTTGCCAAATTTAAACAACTTAACTGTTCCGTCATTGTCAGAGTTTGCAGGGTCTTTGACAATATAAACGTTTGCGATATACTGCAACTTACGCTTTTGCTTACGTGCAATATCTTTGTTAGCATCAGAACCAGAGTTCCATAGAATGCTATTGTGTTCAGACACAGGGTCTTTCTTGTTGAGTGTAGTCAACGAGTTTTCAATGTACCATCCACCAGGACCTTGAAACGAGTGCTGAAATACTTGAACCCAAGGCACGTCTTCACCTGCGGGTGCGGGAAGAAAACGAATCGTTGCGAATCCGTTGCCTGCTTTGTCTACTGTGGGTTTCCAGAATCGGGTGTCTTCATAAGACTTCTTACCTTCTTCTTTGTTTGTGAGTTTGGAAACTGCGTCTGTGAGTTTTTCCAAATCTTTGGTGCGTGACTTTTTCAAATCTGCAAATGATGATGATGCCATATTAGTATATTCCTTGTATGTTAAGTATTGAATGTATGTTTTGCTTGTCCACTTTTATCATAATCTACTATAGTATATAGTCTATCACAATTCTCTTTTTGTGACAATAGACGGCAAACCTTCTTGGGTTTACTCATTACTGCCACTACGCCACTACTAACTCTCTGAGTGACTTTTTCATCCGTGCCGTATCGTAATTTAAAAAGGGCTGGTACTTTTTGCATAACTTGCTTACCTCTTTGTAGATTGGATCATGTATCATTGTATCATATCTTTTGACAAAATGCAATAGTGAATTCAATATTGCTAGAGTCTCCAGACTGATTTCTCCTCTTAAATATTTCTTGATAATTGGTGGATGATCTCCACCTTTAAGATTAAAAAATTCATTTAGTTCATCTGGCTTCCAACCAGAGATAAAATCCATCTCATTTTTAAATACATACGTCAACGATTCTTGTTTGCGTTTCCATTCTTTATAGCGTTCTTCACACTCTTCAGACAGAAGTTCACCGACCCACATTTTTGTGTCGTGTAGAAAATTAGAAACTAAAAATTCTTCTAAGTAAGCATCTTTACGATTGCCAAGTTTAGCAAAAAAGATTTTGTCTTTACGTTTCAAAAAAGAATCGTATGTGACATTGACTTTCTTGTTATACTTGAACCAATCGTAGCTATCTTGTGTGAAGTGATTTTTAATCCCTAAGTAAACCTTGTATGCGTCTATAGCATCCATCTTCATCAGTCTTCGACCTCAATAGGTAATCTAGCTTTGGGCGTAATCATCTTCAACTTCATTGCTTCGCCTTCAATTGAAGATTTCATGCGAGGTGTAATTAAAGAAGCCGCAGTTTCGACTTCAATGTTTTTGATAGTGCAGTATTCAATAATAGCATCAATCATTGTGATTGGGTGCCTATCGAATTGAATCTTTTTGATTTCAGATTCAAATTCTTTCTGAGTTAAAATCTTAAGATTCATAGAATCGTACTGATGTAATTCTACCGTTTTTGTAGTAGCCAAATTGTGTTTGCACCTTTGCTGGTTTTGCTGTACGAAAATTCGAATTATTTATTTCGCTTTCTGATGCATAGTAGTAAGCTGGATAACCATTCTTACGCTGATACGATCTCATCTTAATCTCAGTTTTCATAATACTCATTTTAAATCGCCCTTACATTCTATAAAAAACATGCCCTTCAATAGTCGCAACTTTTGTTTTTCTTGCCGCCCAATCTGGTTTAATATTAGTGGCATGAAAGTGCGTTGCGCCCTCTAAGAGTTTAATTATATCACTACCTACTGTCTTTGTCAACAGCATCTTCGCAACCTCATAACACTCTTTCCATTTTTTGTTGTCTGCTGGTGGCGTGTTTGCAATTTTACTATTGTACCATGAAAACTGTTGTGGTTCTGTCACAACATCACGAATGTTTTTAGGGAATCTACTGTCTCTTAATCTGTTAAGGGTAACTGCGCCAACTGCAATTTTACCGATTAGAGGTTCTCCGCCTGCTTCATAATAGATGTTCATTGCCATCCAATACAGGTCTGATTTGCTAGAATTTTTCGGTGCTGTTGCCGCATCCGAAATCTCTTTAAATGTTGGCAACTCTGTCGCAATGGCATTGTGTGTAAAGAATAATGCCGACAGAAATACTACAGCCGCTAATAGTGCTTTCATATTTTTCCTTTCGTTTTTGACCCACTTTTTGAGTGGGTTATCTATTTAGCACTTAACTAATGTGCTTAATAAATGTGGTCCATCCCATGTCTGACTTTCGATTTTGAATTGACCTTTGAAGCCATAAACTTCTTTAGCCCACATCTTTTCATTGTCGAAATAAAATGGAAATGTTTGTTCTGTGATTATATTTACGTGCGTTGGATCCCAAAAAGCTGCCGCATGAGGGAATGCAGGAGTCTTAGAATAGAATTTTCCTCCAACTTTTAATACTCGCCAAATCTCACTCATCAATTCTACGAACGGATATCTACGATTTGGGCTGTACATCAATCTAGGAATGTGTTCGATGAAATCATGTGCAGTCACATAGTCAAAGAAATTATCAATAAAGGGAATTGGTTCAATAACCAAATCTGCTTTTGTGATTTTATTCTTAGTGTCATCTCTCACATCGATACCATACAAATGCTTTGCTTTGAATGGATTCTTAGGATACTCACCGCATCCCAAGTCTAATGCGTATGTTTCATCAGGCTCTTTAGTGTATCGAATAATGTCTTCACTACAATCTGTCACTTTAGATAAATCTTTACTCCACAATTCTTTTAGAGTTTCAGTAGTCATTACACCATTTGGTCCATGATAGTGATGGCTTCCCCATCCTCGAACTCTATCGTGTTCTGGTACTTTAGTCTGAATCTGCAATCTTCTGTCAAGCATACCTTTACTTGCAATACAATTTGCATAATGAAAAATCATCATCTCTTCATTGTTTAATGAAGCAAAATGACGACCAACATCATATTGCATAGTCTTCACATTGTGCAAACTTCTAGCACGGCGAGCCATGAAGTCTGTCTTATAGTGAATACCTTGTTTCTTTTGTTCCCATAATGGTTTAGTCTTATCTAATTCGTCATTAGGATTCCAATCCCAAAATGTAATTGTGGGAATCAAATGTTGCGTAGACCTAATCGTGTCAACTAAAAACTTGCTGTAGTCACCAACTAAGAATTCTGTGACGTTCAAACAAATGCGCCAGCCTTCAATCTTACGTTCGTATTCTAAAACTTCAGCGTCAACTGCCATAGCATTGAATTCTGCATTTTTAGATTGTACAACTTCCCATGTAGGACAAATCTCTTTAATGATTTCAAGAGACCTATCAGTAGATGCATAATCGATAATGATACCATGATCGAAAATTTTCTTGTGATGTTCTAACCACCAAGGGAGAATGTATTCTTCATTATAGATGTGTGAAATTACTGTTGCTGTCATTATGTCCTCAATTCTCAATTAAACTCGTATCTATCAATATAGGTACTGTGCTTGTCTTTAATAAATTTTCAACTGATCCAGGTTTCACGTTTGGATTTCTCAATTGTCCAAACTCATAGAATGATCGTCTGGGTCCACCAACGTGACAAATGCCTGTTTGTTCACTTAAGCATTTCTCTGCAATCTTGGGTGCAATAACATCTATGTATTCTTTAGATGAATACTTATCTGTGAATGCAGTATCAAATGGAAAATCAACATCGCAAAATTCTGTTCGTATGACTAATGATTTTTCATAAATTTGAGTTGCCATTTCAGCGGCTACTTTAGATTTTGCATATCGTGTGAGTGGATTAGGTAAATCTTCATGGCTGTAGTTTCCTTTTTGTCCATCAAATACGTGTGATGACGATATGAAAACAAATCTAGCATTCTGATTCATTGCATGTTTCAATGCGTTACATGTGCCTTGAATGTTTGTATCTATGGTTCCAATCGGATCTTTTTCTGCATCAGCAAACTTAGCAATAGCCGCACAATGAATAATCAAATCACATTTAAATTGTATGAAAGACAACGGATCGGTAATGTCTAACTCACTACTACTCGGTGCAATGACTTCATGTCCATCTAAATGCGAAATTAAATTTCTACCAAGAAGTCCTGACCCACCAGTCAATAGTATTTTCATTTGCCCAAAACTTTCTGAAAAGTTGTTATATTAGAATACTCATCATCATTGAAATTATAACTCAATGGATCGATATTGTCAAGTATCTCAGCAAGTGAATCTAATGGAGTAAACTGTGACTTGAATCCCAACTCATCTTCAATCTTCTCTGTGGTAACTTTATAATTACGAACATCATTGTTTTCATTGATAACTAAGTCAACAACATATCCTCTTTTTCTCAACTCTCCATGAATTGCTTCACCCAATTGTCCGATAGTAAGATTGCCACCAGACAGATTATAAACACCAGACACATTCAAGTCTGCTTCTAATGCTTTTTGATATCCTTGAATCACATCACGAATATCTATTAATGGGCGCCAAATCTTTGGATTGTTAACTACAATCTTCTGTGTAGTGAATGCACTCTTCAACATAGTGTTCACAACTAAATCATAGCGCATCTTTGGTGACCATCCACCAACTGTACCTTTACGGAATACAATTGGTTTAAAGTTATCATCTTCTAATGTCTCTAAGCCACGTTCACATTGCAGTTTAGAAATACCATATGCATATGCTGGCTTAACTAAACTGCCTTCGTTCAATGTCTTGTTCTTTGTGAACCCATATACGCTACATGAACTTGCACACACAAAACGTTTTACTCCTGCTTCTTTAGCAATGAATGCAAGATACATTGGTGCAGAAGAATTCTCAATAAAGTTTAAGTCTGGTCTGAACATCGCCATTGGATCATTAGACAATCCAGCAAGAAACATAACTGCATCATATGAAGTTAACTCTGCGGGTTTGATATCCCAAAGACTTTTCTTTTCTTTTGAAATGCTTGGGTTCAGTTTATCACCAAACCAGAAGTTGTCGATAACGTGTATCTTATATCCCAAATCAAACAGGTGATTAGAGAGTCTTGTGCCAATATAGCCTGCGCCACCAACGATTAGAATATTTTTCATAATTAGAATTTTGGATTTAGTTTATAATCTGCGAAAGAACCTGCGGCTCTGTCTTTGTCTGATAGAATAAAGTCTTTGATTTCATCAATTGTTTGCCAATCGATATTCAAATCTTTATCAAATGGATTAATTGCGGCTTCTGCTTTAGGGTTGTGTACTGCGGTGCATTTGTACATTAGATGCGTATATTCTCCTAATGAAAGAAACGCATGACCAAAGCCTGCTGGCACCCATAACTGATTGTTTGATTCTGGTCCTAACAACTCAGCATGATACTGCCCATATGTTGAAGAGTCTTTTCGCAAATCAACAGCAACATCAATTCCATATCCATGAGTAACACGAACCAATTTACCCATTGGTTGATCCCATTGAAAATGGATGCCTCTTAGAACATACCTGAGTGATACAGATTGATTGTCTTGAAGAAATTTTACGCCAAGGGCTTCTTCAACTTCGGGTCTAAATGTTTCAGTAAAGAAACCACGATTGTCTCTATAGACAGGAAGGTTGATGATTTTAACATCAGGGATTATTTTCGAATCAGTTATTTTCATTATTTCTCCATAAGTAAGTGACAGGTTATTCTGTTACGAGGAAACCTGTCGAAACCCTAGTCAGCGTTTAGGCTGCCAATGCGAAACGTGAGTCGTTTGCGTTTACTTTGTTTTCTTCTTTTTACATCGTTGCTGATGTGCTGTCCACTCTGTTACTCTTTGCCCTGTCGAAACTATGCACCCCCATCAAAAATAAATTATATAATTGTATTTTCTGCAACAACATATACTTTCCATTTCGGATGTTTTTTAGAAAGACTTTCTGCTTTAACAAGCAAATGTTCTTTACTCTTACTTACATCTTTTACGAAAGTTTTGTCGCCAGTTTTTACTACAATTTTATATTTCATAATTTACTTTTGGTGGAGGTGGGGGGATTCGCACCCCCGTCCAAAACCTGTTTCTCTTTGCTTCATACAGCAATAATATTATTTAGTCAATCAATACAGCATCATATGCTTCACGGTAAGATATAAAATCTTTGATGTAATCATTGCGTTTTTTGATGAACACTTGTGGGTATTCAGAGTCAACGGCAATCATAATTACAATTTGTGATACTGGTATTCCAGTTCGTTCTTCATACATGACTGCATAAGCAGAACATTGCATAAAGTATCCTTTAATCCAACTCTCTTCTTTTAACTTGCCTGAAGTTTTAAAATCGATGATAGACAGTTTACCATCATACTCTGCAATACAGTCAACTCTACCAGCAACTTTTAGATGATGAGAATACAAAGGAATTTCTAATGCGTGAATGTTGTTTACGTGTTCATCCAATAGAGGTTGTAACGATTTGAACATAGCAATAGTATCTGGCATTGTCTTGTGGATATGCGCTGGATTTGTACGAGCATAATCTTCTTCATTGTTCAAATAGTTTTCACAAATCTTGTGTACTTTAGTCCCACGATTGGATGCTTTAGTTGAAATACGATTCGCTTCTTCTTCACCCACACGTTTTCTCCATTCAAGGATTTTATCTTTGCCATGTTGGGATGTAATAGTAGTCACAGAAGGATATAGTAATCCCTCTGGTGTCTTGTAGAATCGTTTGCCGTTTATTGTTTCGGTTTCCAAATCATAGTCAATGTCGCATCCAATGTGTTTAAATTTCACTTTAGTAATCCTGTTGTTATAATGATATTTTATTTAGCAGTATCTACTCCGTCTTCATGTTGCAACTTCGCCAAAATATAATCTTTTACCAATGAAGAACGAACGATATCATCTACAGTAAATTCAATCTTTGTAAATGCATTCATGTGATATGCAATGTCAAAGAATTTAAGAATACCTGATACATCATTCTTCTTTTTATTCAAGTCGGTTTGTCTATAGTCACCACACCAAATAATTTTAGAACGATAGCCAACCCTTGTCATAACAGTATCGATCTCTTCAAATGTCATATTTTGCATTTCATCAACGATAATGATAGCATCATCAAATGACATACCACGAATGAATGATGTGGAGATAAACTCAATGTGTCCTTGTTCTTCTAATCTATCCCATGCATCTTTGCGACCAAAAAGGGTGTCGCAGATTTGACGATATGGTTGTTGATAAATTTCCATCTTCTCATTTACATCACCAGGTAAATGTCCTATTTCTCGGCTCTGTACTGCGGATCGCACCACAATAATTTTATCAAATGGATTTGATTTGTCCATTACTTCTTCAATTGCTTTGTATAGCGCACAAAATGTTTTACCTGTACCCGCTACACCATGAAGTGCTACGAAATAGTCTCCACGTTTATATGCATCGAAAAAAAGTTTTTGATTGTCTGTTAACGGATCAAAAGTTTTTAAATCATCTAGTCTAAGTCTAAGTGTGTTATTGACTGATTTTAATTTAGGAGGGGTTTGAAATTCTGGTTCGGTATTTGCCGACTTAGATACAGCGGGTTTTCTTGCCATGGGTGCCCTTCTTGATGTTGTAGTATTTTTATGTGTCGCCATTATTAGAATGTGTTAACATTTCCTAAAGGATGCGCTTCTTTTGCTTTTGAAAGGACTTCTCTAAATCCATTATCTGGCTTTCGAATGCCTAAACGAATAGGGTCGCCAATTGATGGCGCCCCTAATAAAATAGATTCGAGTTGTGGATTGTCTTTTAAGTATTCTTCTCTAACACTAATACTAAAGAATTTTTCTGTTATTTCACCTGTATCTTTATTGATGAAGTTGTATGTCGGCATTGTTTACTCCGTATGAGAACCATTTTGGGGTTTCTCTGTTTTTCCATTTTGCAAATCTACTCTTATCATGTATATAGTAATTTTGATACGAACGAATAGAATCATTCGTCACTTTGTAGATATCAGGCATCGCAGGTGTAGGCTCTGTAAATGGAATGTCAGCAATGTTCTCTGGAGGCATACGAAGGTATTTTGCATATTTTTCACATGCATGATGTTTGCCATATCGATGTGTATACTCAGCCAATAAGTGAGTCCACATTTGATACAGCCACACATAGTTTTGTTTGCTTGCACGAACCCATATATTTGACGGATGATTAACGTGTGATGCTTTCATCAAGCTGTGTTCAATGATTTCGTTTTTCATGCGCCAACGTTGAATGTTACGATTGTTCGCAGTCTTATCAATATACTTTTCACCATCAAGAACACGGTGTGCGGTAGACATGAGTTGTGCATACTCAATAATCATTTTAACAACATGTTTGTCTAAGTGCATTTCAGCACAGACTTTTGGTTCGTGATTAAGATAGAAGATGTTCATACGAAATCGTAAGTCTTTTCAAAAATAGGGCCATCACAAATATAAAGTTCTCCGTCAATACCTTTCATAAGATAATCACCAGCTTTGCCTTGCTTGTAATTACCTTCTAAAGTATTCACACGAAAATCTTCGTCAATACGTTTAGCATTGATAACAATAGGACGTTTCATGCATGGTGCCATGCTATCAACGTTTTCAAAAGTATCATAAGTTTTCATATTTTCTCCACAATTATTTTATCGCCATTGTCAGTACCAAACGACATGTTATCATAGTATACACGAACAAGACCCTTTCGTGCAAGTGAAACACAGGTAATACATGCACCAAAGTAATTTACATTTTCGGTAATCTCTTCAACAGATTGGCTTGGCACACCTTCAGCACGGGATAACATTTCTGTCATTAACACAATGTCTTCCATGCGTTCATTGAATTCACTATCACCTTCGTCAATTATTTCCATTAGTATTTCTAAATTTTCATTAGAAAGTTTTTTAAAGAATCTACCCAATGATGTGTACGGATTACGCATCAGCATTTTTGCTACCGATTTTGTTACTGGCAAAAGTTTATCGGATTCAATAATCTTTTCCATATCTGGGTGTGAATTTTCAAAGTCAATAGGATCGTCTTCCATTAAATCTCCACGTATTTTAGTTTAAAGTCTTCAGCACGGTCTTCATAATTTATGTATCCACGTGGATTGCAAACAACCCTAGTAGTGCCAATCATATAATCAAATTCTTCGTGCGTATGTCCGTGAGTCCACAATTTGATTTGTGGATTGTCAAGAATGAATTGATCTAAACGACTACTGTATGCGCCATTCACAATCACTTCAGTCTGATATCGTGGATGTGTAGATGCCTTGCTAGGTGCATGGTGACCAACAACAACATATTTACCGAAAGGCTCACTTGTTACATTAATGTATTCTAACATCTTTTTATGATCCTGTACAGTATCTTCTGGTGTGAACCTAGCGGGACGTTTACGAAACGTAGGAATCTCTGTACCTTCTTCATTCACATCGAATGTTCGGTATGAAACCATTTCATTGCTATTTTCAATAAGACGAAAATCATTCATCTTAACACGGATGTGTGCAAGAGTAACCGGGTCTTGTGCATTCATGTCGGTCCACAATGTACCACCAATAAATGTTACGTCATCAATTGTCACATGCTCTTTATCAAGAATGTGCAAGTTCTCAATATGTCCCAAGTACTTTCGTAGAATCGTAAACGTTTCAGCATAGTCTCCATGATAATGTTCGTGATTTCCAACAACATAAATCACTTTGGAAAATTCATTCGCACAGCGAGTAAAAAACTCAATATAACGTTGAGTCTTACCGCCTTGCACCATACTGTAAATATCGGGATCACGAAAATCAGCCGCAACGCAGATATCGCCAGACAGTATTAGTACGTCAGCGTTTTCTTCGTTCTTTAAAATCAAGTCACCAAATTCAAGGTGAACATCGGATGCAATTGCAATCTTCATTTTTACTCTCAGTCTGAGTGAGGTGGGAGAACATATTCTTCACAATAAAATTTAAGTTTAGATATTGTTTCATTTACATCACTATGTAGAATACCAATTCCACCAGCTTTGACGAAGCCATCAATTACATAATCGGTGTCATCAACAAGTATAATTGTCGGATGAGCATATTGTGCTTTCAATCTACTACCAGGACAAATATTTGGTTTATATAAAATGCCATGTTCGCAAAGCCATTGTGTTTTTTGAATTGCTACTTCGGTATGATGTTCTTGCCCACCACTTGAAGTTAACATTTCAATTTCAATGTTTGGAATAGTTCGCACGTAAGCAAGCAACTCTTGCCCACCGGGATTCCAATCTAGTGTCGCAAAGTTTTCACCTTCAATGAATTTTTTCCAGTTAGATGAGAAGTTTTTTCTGTCTCTAGATTTACCAGGGCTTTCACCGAATAGTTCTTCGTATCGTCTATTGAACGAACAAAGCACACCATCCATGTCTAGATAAATTTTATTTACAACCATACAAACAATCCAATCACTACGATAAACACAAAATATTCCATAAGAGTGAAATGCTGGATTAGTTTATAAAACCAATCATAGTGTAACAATCTCTCATATATGCTAAATTTCATTCTGACATTCTCGCAATTAAATTTTGTAAAACAGGTTCAATCTCAAAAGAAGGAATGCTTGACATATACTGGACGTATCTTACAACGTCAGCACCTGTCAAGCCTTTATCCCACGCTTCAAGGATGTATCGTTCTATTACTACACGGTCATCCATATCACTCCAATAATTATGTTCGAATATATGCTTCAGCAAATTGGCGGTCTTCAAAGTCCTCAACGTCTGTATCGATTTCATCTAACAGGTTGACGGGCTTCTTTGCAGAAGACTTTGCCATTGCAGACATAATTCCATCAAGGGAATCACCAGCACGAACGGGCGCAGGAGTAACTTTCTTAGCTTTCACAGGCTTTGTAGCTTTAACAACAGCCGTTTTAACTGTAGCAGTCTTAGGCTTTGCAACAGCTTTGGTTGCCGTCGCAGAGAATGCACCACTAGCAATCAGTTGTTTCATTTCGTCAATGTTGACGAGTTCGTAACCAACTACCTTGCGACCATCACGGACGCTTTTGATGATAGCACCAGCAAAGATTTTCGTGTCGAGTAACACATTCGAAACACGGTATACGCAATCGTATTCCATTTCTTCGCAAAGTTTTTCTGCACTAAAAACGCCGCCCTGTGAAAGAACGACAATAGCTTTTTGCCAACGATTTGATTTTGCCATAATAAATTTCCTTAAAAAGAGTTAATCAAGATATACATGGTAACACACCATGGGGTGTTTGTCAAGCGGTAACGACAAAAGGTTTGTCCCACTTACCAACATTGATATGAGCATAGTAAGCGGTATCGAAATAATCCGTCATCGCATCGCTACGGTCATAATAATCACCAGAATAAATCGCAGTAACGATTTTGGTCATCAGTTCTTTTGCTTTACCAGAATAATGATCCTGATAATAGTAATGGTTCACTTGATCGTAACCAGTTTTATTGGGTTGAAAACCACGTGCAACTTGATAAGAGTCACGACCGCAAGTTTCATTTGCGTTTGCAATAAAGTCAACAGGTGCGGACTTAATTGTGCATGTGATAGAGAGACTATCGCAACGCAAGGAATACTTAACACCAGTGCCTTTAAGTGCGGCATCAAGTCTTGCTTTGATTTTCGCTTTGCGTTCTTGGTTCATGTAAGCCATATTCAATTTTCTCCATAATAAAAAACATCAAGATCATACGATTGTGATTCATACATCATCATATCGTGGTAAGCATTAATTGTATCAAGAAACTCCTGGTATGTCAAGTCAATTTGTTCTTCTTGTTGCATAAAAGCAACAGTCTGTAATTCAGCGTTTATCGAATCAATATTCATAATTAGTTCTTAATTTCACACTTAACACATCCAGTATCGCACGAAAATGGCAACTTGTCAAGTCTTTTTTCGGTAATGTTGCACAAAAACAACAAGATTGGAGGGGTTTTGGACTGTTTTTTCACCCAATTTGATGCTAGAGTACGTCTGGACCTCCAGAGACGTCCAAACGGCGGTCTGGTGCGTCTTCTCCATCTTATTTTCCTGTAATAAATCCTACAACAAAACCAAACGTTCGAATACACCAAACCTTGAAACGGAATCTTTTGTTTATACCATTTCGTTTGGATTCATCATATCGATTACGCAATATTGGACTCACACGGTTCCTCCGTAGTATGGAATCAACAATTCTAAAGCCGCAATGATTTTAGCGTTATTGACAACATCTTCTGGATGCAACCATTTTCCTTCTTTATAATCTTCAAGTTCTTTTCGCAAATATTTTAATTGATCTTGCAAAGTCAGCAAGGTAATTTTATCTGCAATATCATAGTCAAGCATAAGTCCGCTACTCATAATTTCTCTCCGCAATGTGGACACAGTTTGGTATTGGAATTACGCATTTCTTTCAATGTCTTGTTAAGTTTTCTAGCATCGGAAATAATTCTGCGTATTGCTTTACGGTCTCTATCGTGTTTGGTTTTAGTTAATTCTTCTTTAAGGTGCAACTTCATCTTATTCAACCGACCTTCAAAGATTTCAATAAATCCAGTTATTCCTGTTGATGAGTTGGTCATTATTCTTCTCCAAACTCTTCTTCAAATCTATCTTCTTTTTCAAACTCTTCTTTAAATCTATCTTTGTAAATTTCTTTAGCATGTTCTAAAAAAGTTATATACAAATCATTTTCAAAATCTTCTCCGCTCATAAAACCCAAAGGATCAATAGCCATTAGCCAACGAGCATTAGATGAATAAGCCCAGTAATCATATTTTAATTTACTTTCCCTATCATAAATTTCATCAACTATAGATTTTTGAATAGGATTATTTTTAGAATATTCTAATTTATTTTTTTTATCTTCTTCTTCATATTGATGACAGTAGTTTTTATATTCTGCTAAAGTCATTTTTGAAATCATTTCTTCATATTCGATCAATTCAACAGGCGCTTTTGCTTTTTTTAAATTATTTACTCTCAACTCTCTTTCTTCTTGAAATTTTTTATTTCTGCTGATAGTATCTTCAATAATAATAGTCTCATTCATATAGTCTTCTGCGGTGGTAAATTTTAAATCGTTTGTCATTGTTCTTCTCCAAACTCTTGTGTTACCTGATTCACCATATCACACATACAACTAAAACAAGTTGGGCAGAATGATACACTCAGCATACCAAAGTAGCCGTGTATACCGCCTTCGTCATCTGTAAATGCACAATCACAAACACTACATTTGTTCATCATACAAATTCCTCAATGTCAAATTTAGTCATAACAATTTTATCCTTCACTTTCTTTGGATAGAATTCTGGTGTTGTCATTGTTTCTGCAACAAGAATCTTACCTAGTGCGATCCATTCAACAAGAGGCATTTTAATCTCGGTATATAATTCAAGGTAATCTTGGCATTCGGCAAAAGATTTGAATTGCTTAGAGTCGAGTGTGTTTGTTAGTTTTGGTTTTGCGAGTAACATAATTTATTCCTTATAAACAAGTGAGGAGGTACCATCGTATCGTGAAATATCTTCGTTCCATGAAGGAGGTTGTCCGCACTCAAAATGCGCCACATCTCGACCTTCAATGTCTTCTTCAACATTTAAAATGTCAACTTCATCGGTGTAGTGCCAATCGTGGCACCACTCACAATAAACTTTGAATCTGTCTTCTGCCATTTTTCGTTTGCTTTGAAAGCCAGTCATGTTCACTCCGCAGAAATTGGATCTAAACAAAATTGTGCAAAGTCTTCCCACGTACCTTCAAAAATCACCGCAGTTGGATTCTTCACAATCACTTTGTCTTCATACACATGGTACTCATAATCTTGAAAGCAATCCGTACTGCTAACAGGATAAATATAAATTCCACCAACGCCATGTTTCAATTGAACAATCAATTGGGCAGCCAAACATCCCATGCCATTGGCATCAAAAGAATTCTGTTCACCAAAGCCATTGACAAGGGTTTTAGAATCCAAAAACTGAGCAAGTTCATGGCCATGGCAAGATGGATAACCATCATATTGCCGATAAATATTAATTACTGGCACATCGCCATCGTACACAAAAGTTAAAGATCGAGTACCCATTATGCATTCTCCTTTGCCATATCGTAACCATTCATAAAATCATCGTTAGAAAAAAGTAAATTATCCCAACGTCTTTGCATTATAACTTCAACGAATTCAACTGGGCAACCAACTTGCTCTGCAATTTCTTCACAAAGCATAACTGTTGTATCCAGCAGTTCATTAATTTCAATTTCAATTTCGCTCATTATGCATCCTCACGAATTACACTAACACCAATCAACATGCCGATTAGACCGCCAATCGCAACCATTATTAAAGTCAACAAGTCAGCATCGGGATTCACTTCGATACCACCAACGGCACCAAAGATAATTAGAAAACTAACAAGCATTATAATAGAACCACGCATTTTTTACTCTCTTTTCAACTGAACAAATTCTAGTATATCACAATGGGCAGGTAAGTCAACAACTATTTTCAGGCCTGTTGTTTCTTTACAACGGCAAGTTTTTTTGTTTTTGGTTTTGTTTCTTTCGAATTGTCATTATAATCGGGGTCTAACCATTCATACTCATTTTCCAGTCGCACTTCCATGCGATAATTAAATTCGCCAAGCATATCTAAAATAACTTTACATGCCCGATTGAAACCTTTGTCGTATTCATTTTCAGGTTTCTCTATCATATTTCCAATATCGTCCATAATCAGAACTAATTCATCATATGCACTATGAAATTCTTTTTTATATTTAATACCCATATTGTTCCTCATTTTTTCTTTGCAACACCAGAAATTTGCCACAATTTCTCTTCACCTTCATAATCGTATGCGTGGACAAAAAGTTTTTGTCCGTATGCTTCGATAGTACCCCAATTATCATAAACATTATTCGGGTCTGGTTCTACAGTAACGTTCCGCATAATTTCACAATACCCTTTTTGTCCCGTAGGCAATTTGCTTTTAAAATATTTGTAATTATCGGGATAAGTGATAAAGATTTTAGATTTCATTTTAAGCGGCCATTAATATAAGAGTGGGATATTTCACAAAACCAGTGGTGTCTTTTTTTGCTTTGCCTTTTGCATACAAACCAACAACAACACCTTTAGGATCAAGGAAACGCAAATCGGATTCGTCACCATTGAAAACTGGCATACCGAGATAAGTCTCAGGCATCGGCAAAGTTTTCTTAATACCGAATACTGTAGCAACATTATAACCTTGTTGAATTGCTTTTGCAACATCGGAATCATTGCCATCTGCGGCAGAGAATGTCAAATGGTAGTTAGCGATATCAACAACTTTACGACCAAGAACCTTGGTGTAGTCATAGAATTGGACTTCAGGAAAAGCGGTGAACATGTTACGGAACAATTGTCCGTTACGGACAACTTCATACTTTTCAAACGCAAGGTCGGAAGTGCCATTCAAACGGAACACAGGAACAAGGTTCATCCGTTTGCTTTGCTTGATTGCTAATTCGATATCAGCAACCAGCAGGTTCATAAATTGAATACGGTCTTCGAAAAACATTTTCGTTTTGCGAATACGTGCCTTTTGAATAACGTTTGTAGTTTCGCCACGCTTAAACATACCACCACGACCAGCAGTATTCAAACATGCAGAAGTGCAACCAGCGGTACGCTTAGGGCAAGTTTCATAACCACTCAAATCTGCCGGAGCAAGGTGCAGAATGTAGGTATTGTAACCTTGTGACATTCCTTTAAGTACTTTGGGGTTTCCGGTAGACAGTAATTTCATAAATTTTCCAGTTCTTTTCTCAATCTCTAGACTCTAGTATAACAGGATCGGTAAACATGTCAACAACTATTTTCAATACTGTTGTCTTTTTGCAACACTATGCAAATTCGTAAAATTTAACGGAAGGGTCAAGTTTTTGCAGTTCTTTAGCCGCCATTGTCAATTCCTTGTAGCGTTTCTGGACCAAACTACGGGGCAGTTCACCATCACAAGTCAAATTCTCGGGACTCAAATCTGAATCGATTGAATCGGCAATTTTTTGACGGTCAGTAGCACTATCTAACGTAAGTGCTTTGGCACCAAAGATTGTAGCGTATGCGTTCTTGCGATCTAGATATGTTTTTAATGCTGACATTTTGTTTCCTTTTCGATTAATCAGACTCTAGTATACCACAATGGGCACACTTGTCAACAACTATTTTCAGAAATGTTGCAAAAAAACGACACAAAAAACCCGCTTTGGAGCGGGTTTCTAGTCTAGGGAGGGGTAAGAGTACCCACAATCAATAAAAGCAGTCCAAAACCCCGCCTACGGTGCTGTAGACTTCCAATTTCTGATTGCTTTTTCTAAGTCCTTGAATGCTTCATCTTCTTCCACAGATGTAGTACTTTTGTTTTCAGGTGTAAAATTCATATTATCATAGAATGGTTGCCCGTTTTCGAATTGATAATTGTTTTCGGTGTCAACCAATTCTACTGGCAAGTCATCTTTAACGCAATCCCATACTGTTTGAAATTTTTCATACAATGTAGAATCGATATCATCAATCATACCTTCCATTGTATAGATTGCAGATTGCAATACTTTAATGTCAACCTCATTCTCTACACCAGCGACAAGAAGTTTATATAGATTTCTAAACTCTCCAACTCGAATGATTTCAGATTCTAGTTCAGTTAATTCGTTCCAATGTTTCATATTGACTCCGTTTTCATTTGTTGATTGTAATGTCGTGGTGGTTGTTCACGCACAGATTCTTTGATAGTGTTTTGAAATTTACTAACACTACTAT